AAATGAACAGCCGGTTACACTGACGGCGTGGCGAGATTCAAAAAGGCGCACAAAGACGCTAACCATGATGAGGTCTCAGACGAGCTTGAACAGCTAGGTTACTCCGTAGTAAGCCTTCACATGGTAGGGGGAGGCGTTCCTGACCTTTTAGTGGGTAAGCAGGGCGAGACGTTTCTTGTGGAACTAAAGAGCGAGACCGTTCAGCACAACGGGAAAGGATACGCATTTAAGCGCAAGGGGAAACTAGAGGCGTCACAAGTAGAGTGGATGCTACGCTGGCAAGGTGGGCCGGTTATAGTTGCATGTAATACCGAGGAGGTGTTACAGGGGATAGAGCAACAGTTAGACACAACACAACGGATCGCGGTTCAGTAAAATGAAGATTACGGAAGTGACTATCGGCGATATAAAGCCGTATTTGTTTAACAATCGCACGCACCCCACCGAACAGGTGGCATTGATAGCGCGATCAATCAAAGAGTTTGGATTTAACCAGCCGCTAGTCATAGACGGCGATAACGAGATTCTAGTCGGGCATGGCCGATGGTTGGCCGCTAAAGAACTAAACCTAAAGACGGTGCCCTGCTACGTAGTAGAGAAGCTAACGGAGACGCAGCGCAAAGCCTACCGGATATTAGACAACAAACTGCAGAACGATTCAGCTTGGGACTTCGACGCGCTATCATCCGAGATTCTAAAGCTGGATGAGGATAACTTCCCGTGTGAGGAGTGGGGGCTAGATAAGCTACTGTTAGGCATAGAGGAGGAGGATCCAGAGCCGGTTGAGGACGAGGCGCCAGAGCCGCCCAAAGAGACATTCATAAAACTTGGCGACGTTGTAGAGCTAGGGGCGCACCGGTTGATGTGTGGGGATAGCACTAGCGCGGAGGATGTCGCAACCTTACTGCAAGAGAGGCAAGTGGAAGCACTAATTAGTGATCCGCCTTACGGCGTGGATTATGTTGGAAAGACAAAAGATGCTCTTACCATAGCGGGCGACGATAGCGCAGAGGTAGCCATCGATGGAATAAAGAACGCAGCCAAGGGACTAAAGGATGGGGGAGCGATATATATATGTTTTCCCGCGGAGGAGCTCAAAGCCCTAAGCGAAATATGGACAGATCCGCTACGACTTCAATCGATGTTGATATGGGTCAAGCAGTCAATCGTAATGGGGCGCAAGGATTATCAGTATAGACATGAGCCGATTTGGTATGGTTGGAAAGAGGGAAGCGCCCATCGATTCAACGGAGACAGGACAAATCCCACGGTGATCGAATTTGATCGGCCATCGAGAAGCAGCGATCACCCAACAATGAAGCCCATAGAGTTATTTGCTCTTTTAATTAAAAACAGCACCCGCAAAGAGGATGAAATTATAGATCCGTTCTTAGGCTCAGGCACAACTCTAATCGCATCCGAGCAACTAGGCCGCGTCTGCTACGGAATGGAGCTAGAGCCTAAGTACTGCCACGTGATTGTTAAGCGCTACGCCATTGAGCGCGAGCGCACCGGAAAGCCAATAGACATAAAGATTAACGGGGAGCCGTTTCCAAAGGAGTGGATAGATTATTAATGGCACGTCATAAAGGTTCGCCCAAGGTATACACCCGCAACGACGAGCACGCCGAGATGGTCAAACGCCTATGCCTAGCGGGCGTCAGCCAAGAGCAAATGGCTACCGTCTTAGGTATCTGCAAGGATACGATGTATAAGAACTATAAAGACGAGCTAGAGCAGACCGAGCCTAAAGCGATAGCGGTAGTCGCGGGCAAACTGTACCAGAAATGCCTACAGGGCAATTTGACCGCGATGATCTTCTACCTAAAGACGCGAGCTGGATGGCGCGAGAAGTCTAGCATTGAGTTAACCGGCGAAAACGGCAAACCGCTTCCAATGATTGAGGTAGTAGTTAAAACATCCGTGTGACAGAGCGCGAAAAGATAACCTTTCCCCTGTGGCCTAAACAGATGGCTGCGTTCACTACACCGGCTACCGAAACACTGTTTGGCGGTGCAGCCGGTCCGGGCAAATCTCATTTAATGCGCGTGGCTATGATTTTATCCTGCGTGAGCTACGCGGGCTTACAGTGCTATTTGTTCCGACGCCGCTATGGCGACCTAGTAAAGAACCACTTGGAAGGCTCTACGGGCTTTAGGGAGCTTTTAGCGCCATTAGTAGCATGTGGCTATTGCACGATAGTTGACATGGAGATCCGGTTTAAGAACGGAAGCAAAATCTTCCTATGTCATCTCCAGCACGAAAAGGATGTCGAGAATTATCGAGGCGCGGAAATCCATTTCCTTGGAATTGAGGAGGCGACACAATTTACCGAGTTCATGATCCGTTTCCTGCGTACCAGGGTGCGTATGCCGTTAGAGTTCAAGGCATCCAGGCTACCACCGGAGGAAAAGTTACGGTGGCCGCGCATATTATATACCAGCAATCCGGGCGGTGTGGGCCATGCCTATTTCAAGAAATGGTTTATAGATATTGTCCCACCGTGGGACACTTGGACAACGCCCGATAGTGAAGGCGGATTTATCAGGCAATTCATACCGGCCAAGCTAGTAGATAACCCATCCATAAACCCCGAGGAATATCGAAAGACTTTGCGAGGCTTAGGGACGCCAGAGCTAGTCAAAGCGCTAGAAGATGGCGACTGGTCGGCGGTAGTCGGCGCGTATTTTGGCAACGTGTGGCAGTACGAGCGCAATGTATGCAAGCCGTTTGATGTGCCTAAGCATTGGTTTAAGTGGCGAGGATTCGATTGGGGAACCTACAAACCTTTCGCCGTGTTATGGGCTACCATTTCAGACGGTGAGCCTATCCGATTTGTAGACGGCACTAAGGGCGTGTTTCAGCGCGGATGCATAATCATCTATCGCGAGTGGTACGGATGCGTCGAGGGTGAAGCCGATAAAGGCATCGGGCTAACCAATGAACAGATGGCGCAGGGCATCAGAGATCGCACGCCAGAGCCGGACATCAGAGACACCGTTACAGATTCGCTCCCGTTTCAGGATAGGGGCGGGCGCATGATCGCCGACGTGTTTAACGATCTAGGCGTATTTCTTACTCAGGGCGACACATCACGCATTTCGGGCTGGTCTCAAGTATACTCACGATTGGAAGGTACAGAAGAGGGACCGATGCTAGTTATCGTCGAGCATTGTCCGCACCTAATCCGCACGTTGCCATCGCTACAGCGCAGCACTACAAAACCGGAGGACATTGCAGACGGTCAAGAGGACCATGCGCCGGATGTATGTAGGCTGATTTGCACAAGTAAACCCCTTGTGCGAGATCGCGGAAAGCCCGAAATTGTCGAGGTAAAGCCGGAAGCGATCCAAGTCTCGGCAATCCTTGAAAGACATTTTAAGCAACGCCGCATAGAGCGCTATGGCTAGAAAGAAGACAAACGACGAAGCGGCAAAGGAAGTTAAATCCGAAGTAGCGATGTGGCTGTCAATGCTTGCCACCGCCAAAGCAGCCGCAAAACCGCACCTAGATTCAACCGCAGATGCTTACCGCCTCTATCTAGGCGAGCGAGCGCAGACAGCTAACCAGCAGCTACCTAGAAGCCCTAAGACCTATCGTTTCCCGTTGTTTTGGTCGGCGATTCAGACGCTTCAGCCGGTGTTTTATTCATCAAGGCCAGTGCCGATTGTAGAGGCGGACTTTGCAGCACAGGATCCGGTGGCTAATACCGCAGCCTATATGCTTGAGCGGTTAGCAAAGCAGCTAATCAAATTAAACCCTGTGGACCAAGCAGAGAGCGCAACGCGGGATGACTTACTACTAGCAGACAAGTGTACAAACCGCGTTTTATACGACGAACAACCCGGGTATGACACGTGCAAAGTTTTTGTTTTCCGCACCGTTCTAGATGACGGAATGGAAATATGGGCCGATGCCAACGGGGAGCAAGTACCGGATGGTACGCCTATCCTTGCCGAGACTGATGATAAGGGCGAGATGGAAGCCGAAAGCGGCTATGAAACCGCCGAGGAGCGATTCTACTACGAGAAAGAGACCCAAGAGGGATGTGCAAAGCTATTGCCGGTTAGCATCTTTGATATTCTTCACACGCCACGAGCTAGAAACTGGCATGAAGTTAAAGAGATATACTTTCGGCTTGCGCTCGGTCGCAAAGATGCCGAGGAAAAGTTTGGCAAAGAGCTTGCAGCAAAACTCCCCTACCGAGCGCCGAAAGACCGATCAGAATCCAGAGACGACGTAAACCAGGATGAAAACCCGGTTTCTGATGGCATTGCGGATGTGTGGGAAGTTTGGGACAGGCGCGAAAAGGAAGTTTTCTACATCTGCGAGGGTTATGAAGGATTCCTAAGACCTAAA